TTTGGCTAAGGCTTTAAGGCTTCGGCTTATATTACTAACCTCTTGCTCTCGGTTCTGGTTAGCCTTACCTTGTCCACTCATTAACTGAAGATAGTCTAAGAAAATAATCTTAATACCATACTTCTGCTTCAAAATAGTAGCCTTAGCTCTGAGTTGTGAGATACTGATTCCTCCAGTATCTTCTATGTAGATGGGTGCTGTGATTATCTTGTCATCTGTCTTTAAAAGTACCTTTCTTTCGTAATCATTCAAATTATTCGTTCTAAGGCTTTTTAATGGCACTTGACTCGTTATTGACTCTAACCTTTCAACTAACTGCTCGGAGCTCATTTCAAGGCTAAAAATAGCCGTAGGAACGTTATTTAAGATTGCTAAGTGATAAACACTTGAAAGCATCATTGCAGTCTTACCAGCACCAGGTCTTGCAGCTATAATACATAGGTCAGGTTTACACCATCCAGCTATGGTTTGGTTTAGCTCTTGAAATCCAGTATTAAAGCCTAATAACTCCCCATTCTGTGCTTTATCACGAGCATAGTTTATAGACATAACTACATCAGTTATGCTTTTCTCGTATAGATTTCCATATTCAAGTAAACCTATAAGTTGACTATTTAAGTCAGAAAGCAATTCTATTGATTGACTATCGTTGTCAAGACATTGATTCTCAGCTATTCTAAGTACTTTATAAGCTTCACGCTTTTTATACATCTCAATAACAATCTCAATATGTGTGTTAATGTGATGGCTAGAAATTACATTATCAGTTAACTTTGATAAGTAATAAGCTCCACCAATATCTTGGATTTCCTTGTCTTGCGAAAGTTTTTGAGCTACAGTAGAAAGGTCTATAGATACATTGGTATCATACATTTCCTTGATTGCGTTAAAGATTTTTTGGTGCTTTAGATCGTAAAATATCTCAGTTTTTAGATGACCTATAACCAATGGGATAGTCCTTTTGTCTAAAAGTAATGCCCCAAGTATGTTAGATTCAATATCTAATGCTTTTGGTAGGTTTATAGCTATCATAGTTTTTCTATTTCTTTTTTTACATTATTCCAAAATTCAATTTTAGATTGATATTCCCAAGCAAGTTCAAATGGTTGTATTTCGTCTAATATTTCTTCTACAGCTATTAATGCACAATTTTTTGTGTTTTCATAGTTTTTTATATCTATAAGTAAATAGTACTTATTAAATAGCTCTTTAGCTTTTTGTTTTGGTGTCATGTTTATAGTTTATAGTTTATCAATTTCTTTCTCTAAGTCTTGCAAGTACTCAAATGGTTCTCTAAGACTATTTTCTAGTAAATATTTTACTTGTCTTATGCCTATTAAAGCAGATTCTACGCATGTTACCCATTCTTGGTCAGTAGTATGTATCAGGATTCTTTCTATATTGTTTATCTGGTTGTGCAATTATGTATTCCTTAGTATGGTCTATTGCTTTTGTTCTTTGATCGTCAGTTAGCTTATTCCATTTATTTTGTAGTTTAGTTTTACTACCAACTTTCTTATCATATAAATCCCACCATGTTTCAAACGATATATTTATATATTTATTATTAATTGTATTATTAAGTATTGTATTATTATCCTTCGCCTTTTCCGAATACCCCTCTTCGACTTTCCGAATACCTATTTCTCTTTTCCGAATAGGTACTGTAGGTGTTAAAATCCTTTGTTTTACTTGTTTACCATCATACAAAAGAAAGGTAGTTATATAGCCTTTACAAACCAACTGGCTCACTAACTCACTAATCCTTGATGGGCTTAACTGAAAAAACTCCGCAAAATACTTGTTACTAGCAAAGCAACCTTTCTCTTTATCTAAGCTATCAATCTCTACTAACAAAAGTTTTTCCATCCATGTTAGCTTCTCATCCAACCATACTTCTTTGGGTATCCATACCCCTTTAAAATCTCTTTCCATAAAATAAAAGTGCCCCATCAAATTCCCCCTACATTGCAGATAGGGGTTCATCTCAAGGGCAATAAGTTCTTAATGAGTCTGCAATACTCATGACAAATATACTATTTATCCTTAACTATCCTAAAAATAACATCCCTATCGTTGTGCTTAAATCTCATCTTTAATAAAGGACTAAGAGATTTTTTTATTGCGTCTTGGGTTATATTGGTATATCTTGAAGCCCTAGCCATTGATTTAAATAATACTTCGCTTTTATCATCAATATATATCATCTTTACTGGTACATTATTCTCCAGTCCTGAAAGCTCCATCATGTTTATTTGTTTATAAGTTTATAGAACAAGGTCTTACCTAATTCCCAAAGTGCTATAGTTAAAATAATTGTCATAAGTTAAAATAACCACCCCAAGTTTATTTTATAAATTACTATCAGGTTATTAATATTTGTATCTTGAGGTGGTAAAGGTTTTTATTTCTTTAAGTTTATCTTAAAGGTTGTTGTACTAATTCTAGGTGCTGGGTGTACCATTTCCCCAGTTTCAGGATCAACCATAGCCGTAGGCAAGGTTCTAAGCATCCTTTCCCTTTCCTTAATAGCAAATCTCATTGATTCTAATTGCTCATTCATCTTGCCCCAAGTATAATCTTGGTCATAGATGTACTTAACTCCTGATTCAAACATAGCCATTTCGCTTCCTAAGACCTCAGCCTTGCCTCCAGGATACTTACTAAGCTCATCTAGTACTAACTCTTTTAAATCAGCTCTAATGCCCTCTAAAAGCTGTACAACAGCCTCTGACTTGACGAGTAGTTCTAGTGGTGACTCACCAGTTTCTGTAAAGTGATTTACTATTTGCGATTTGATTAACTCAATTGCAAATTTGTTCGGTTCTATAGAACTTAGTTCTACTTTTGGTAATAATGTTAGGTTCATTTTATTTTAGGTTTTCTTTTTTCATTTTAAGTACTTTCATCAACGTTTCATCAGCATCAAATGTTTGCTTATATCCATAATAAACATCAGTAAGTTGCTTTAATTTGGTACATTGAGCTATTTCCATCATGATTTCTTCTCTTGTAGGTTGTTCCTCTAAGATTTCAGCTACAACTGTTTGTACTGGCTTTGAGGGTTTTTTTGGCTCTTCATGTACGAAGTCCATTTCCTCAGCAGGTGTCGCTTCAAATCCTGCCGCCTTCATCAACCATGCTAACTGATTACGGAAAGCTTTACCTACTGCTCTAGTTTGTGCCATAGATAAGATAGCATACTCATCAAAGAATTTTTTGCTACCCTCTTTGTTAGAGCATATTGCGATACCTACTGATACCAACTTATTGTCTTGGTACGATCTAACTTCGCAAGTAGCCATGTATTTAAGCTCATTCTCGCTAGATAAGTCTTGTACGCTTGTAATGATAGGAAACAAGCCTAATGAAGCTCCTGCCATCTGCCATGCTTCTACATTACAATAGTCCTTGCCTTTAATGTTAGATACTAGGTGTGCTTCTTTAACGAATCTCTTTAACTCGTTTGATAAAGAAAGCATTGAGTCCTTGTTTACCATGTGGTAACTAGGTGCTTGAATTTCGGTGTTAGTTGTTTGCAGTTCCATTTGTTATTTGGTTTAATTGTGTAAAAAAAGTAGCTTGTTTTCTAGGATATTCATCCCACATCTTGACAATAGCTTTAATTGTCTCAAAGCTTGATTGACTATAGTTTATGTTGTGAATGATTTTAGCTATCAATAGCCTTTTGTCCATTTCATCTAATTCTGTAAATGTTGATTGCATAATATTTATTTTAGTGATAACATATTAAGTTTTTTATTGGTCATAGATAAGCCTAATATCTGCTGTACCTCTTCATATTGACCTTTGTAGTACTTAATACAATCTATATCGTTCTGGAATGTTTGAATACCATGTATAATTGTTGTATGGTCACGATCAAATGATTGACCTATCTCTTTTAACGTCATCGAAAAATAACGCCTGAAAATGAAATAGCACATATTTCTAGCAAATACTAGATTTTTACTTCTGTTTGGTGTTAGTACTTTACGTTTATCAGCCTTTAATACCTCACATACAGTTCTAATAACTTGCTCAAATCTAATTTCATTGTGTTTAAGTCCTGGCATAACGTAATAGCTTATTTCTGATGCTCCCATATTTGGTTTTTTAGTAGTTCTAGTTTTTTGTCGTAAAAGGTTTTTATCAACTCTGTCATCTCGTAATCATTGTTTTTAAGTCTAGTCTCTATGACATATCGACTATAGCCAGTGATTTCCATGATTTTTTTCATGTCGCCATATTTAAAAAGGCTTTTGTGGTCTTTGATTTCTAACATTTGTTTATTTGGTTTTAAAATGATTAATGTGCCTATCTATTCCTGTAATCGCAGCATCTAAAGATCCGTAATAACTAGCTCTCCAGTAGTACCATTTGCCATGTAGGATTTGGTTATCCCAAGTGATATACATCCCTTTGTAGGTGTATTGTTTTGACATTCTGCCATTACTGTTAACGTAGGTAAACTCTTCTTTGATACCTTTCTTTTTTTGTTCTAGGGTTAGTTTCAGCATTTTTTTTGTTTTTACTCTTGCGAGGGTTTTTGTAAGGTTTTTGTTTCTAATATTTCTGTTGTTCTTAATGGCAATCCTTCGGAAAGTTTTTGGTATATAGCATAAGCTATATCTTTTTTAGTACTAATACTTCCGCTAACGAATACGCCATCTTGTTTAGTAAAATAGATCGTGTCATTTAATAACTGATCTGTCTCTTGTACAAATTCAAATTTCATAGGTTTTTTGTTTTGTTTATATATTTTTGGTAAAATTAAGAAGTTTTTGGATATCTTTCGAAGTTTTTTGCAGGTTTTTTGTTAAAGAAATCATAAAAGATTTTTGCTGGATTTTTGCGTACCAGATTTTTGTGGGTTTTTTGGGGAGTTTTTGCATAGGGTTTTTGGCAGGTTTTTGCCTGCAACTAAAAAGTAGTCGCAAAATTTTACAAATTAGTTGATTAGTCAACTAATAAGCGTTAGTTTTTACTTTATGCTTTGCATATGCTGGCCCTGGCCTATAATAGTATTTTAAGGCTATTTTAAGGCCCTAGGCTGGCT